ATCTAAATGGTAATTACATGAAAGGGCGCCTGTTACTTGACCAGCCAATACCTGCTACTCTTTCCACAACAATTAACCGTACTCGCCTGCCGCCTGGCCAGGTAATTCCAGAATGGAAAAAGGGCAGGGGGTATGTCTTGGTCTACAGCGATAAGAGATCTAAGAGTTGTGGAGCTATCATCTTCGTACATGGTGGTAGCTTTACAGGCCTTTCCCCATCAGAAGGAGCATACGTATACGTAGCGCAGGAGTTATGTCGACGTACGGGACTTGCGGTAATCGTTCCGGACTATCCGCTAGCACCTTATGAAGTATATCCCAGTCAACCCAACTCCATTTTAAAGACGCGGATGCATTTCGCAAATGACTATGATAGGTTCGTTCTTGGATCTGACTCTGCCGGCGGTGCAATTGCCTTTTCTCTACTTCTTAAGAACCCGCAGTTGTTTAGTAGTGCATGGTTCCTGAGTCCCTGGCTCAACATGGAATGCGATAGCCCGAGTTACAAGAGTCGTCAGTACTGTAAAGAGACAGGTCAAGGTGATAGGATATACAAAACGCCAGCGAAGGAGACTCAGAAAGCGTATAGGCAGACAGCCCTCGAATATCTGGGGAAGGAATCTCGATTCCGGGACGAAATTGCGAATCCGTTTCTAGCCGGAGAGAAGCTACTAGCAACACTTCCGCCAGCGTTGTTTTTGGCGGCCGATCAAGGCACCATTAGGGACGATGCACTTATTATGGGAGGCAGAATCCAAAAGAGTGGTGCCACGTGCAACGTGTCTCTCTACGACGGAATGTGGCACGACTGGATGCTTTATTCACAACGGTCCTGTCCTAAGCAAGGAGAAGCGGCTTATCAGCAAATCATCAACTTTATAGGGGAGAATTCAGCCATCTGTGGAACTCCCCAAGGCGCATTGCCCAGCGTTGTTGCTACTATCGTATTAGTTGCTTAGCAACACTATTGACGCAGCCGATAACAGCATGCCAAATATCTGGCGTTCATTCAGGGTAGTACCATAAATTAACCAGGCCAGCACAACAACAGTGCCTGTATACAAGTTGCTAATGGCGTCGGCGAATCCGGGATTCGGCGCGGTAAGGTATGATTTGAACAGTGCGTCAACGCCCGCTGCATTAGTCATTCCGCCGCCGAAAGTGGACAACGCTGGACGCCATTCGCTGAACAGGCGCACAAGATCGCGTGTATAGCCAGACATGATTCCCCAGGCGTTTATCCCAGGGAATGCGTAGCTCACCAGAATCAGGGCAAGACCAATGCACGCCTGGGACAGGTAAAGGCAATAGGTCAGTCCGAGCATAGTGGATCGACTTTTCTTCAGGTTCCTAGTAATTACATATCCCGCAAAGGCAGCAAACCCATAGAGAACACCAGCTCCTACGGAAGCGTATAACCACTCCCACCACAAGTTTCCAATGACGTCTTTGTCCTCCCGAGGCTTTTCCTTTTTAGGAGCCGGATCTTTTTTGCTAGTGTCTACAAGGAAGTACGCGCCTACTAGATAAAGAACGATGCCGAGGATGTTAAGAGGGCTTAAGGACGCACCATAGAATAGCACTGGCAGCGATGCGCTTATTATTAGTGATAGGTTACTCAGTGTGGCAGCTACACCCGGATTTATGTCACTCTCCCGCGCGCCAAGTGCATATGCTCTGTAGAGAATGCCGTTAGCTGAGAAGAGGAGGAGCGCATAAACGGGAAGTAGTAGGCCAGCTGACTTGGCTGCTGATGTGGCCTGCTGTACATACGCAGAGAACATTGCCGGCTGCTGACTGAAGAGAGACTTTGCAAAAAGCAGGACGGGAATTGTTACTGAAACCCACAAATGCATTGCTGCACCGACCGCTAGGGAATTGTATGTCTGACCCGCAGTGGTCAAGTTATACGCAACTAGGTCTGCGCAAGAGAAAAGGCCGTTGGACAGAAAGGCGAATAAAATCCACATTGACTTTAGTATTACACGAGAAGTAATAAGACCCCATGGGCGCCTACAGCCTGGCCAGTTTCCTAGGGATGCACTTGGGCAGAGCAGGTGATACCTGATTCTGGCGCGGAGAGCAGCTGTGCCGCTCGGTGGGCCTATGCTTCCTACAGTATGCCTTTCCACATCTACACATGATGGAGCTTTCCACCAGATTTAATCTTTTCCTACAACCTTGGCATGCACATACAACTCGCATCCAAGATCGAATATATATGCTCAACATTAGATCTATGCTTCTAAGCGTCCTCTTCCGTGGCAGTTGAGACTTCTTCCTGCAGTGTTGAGGCTTCTTCCTGCAGTGTTGAGGCTTCTTCCTGCAGTGTTGAGGCTTCTTCCAGCGTTGTAGAGACTTCTTCCTGCAGTGTTGCGGCTTCTTCCTGCAGTGTTGCGACTTCTTCCTGCGTTGTTGAGGCTTCTTCCAGCGTTGTTGAGGCTTCTTCCGTCGACGTAGAGGCTTCTTCCGTGGTTGTTGAGGCTTCTTCCGTGATAGATGGGGCTTCTTCCGTCGCAGTAGAGGCTTCTTCCGTGGTTGTTGAGGCTTCTTCCTGGGTTGTTGAGGCTTCTTCCTGGGTTGTTGAGGCTTCTTCCTCTCCGATGTCTACGACGGTTCTCTCCTGACGCGGTGGCACAACGTTATCAGAGTTGAACAATTTGTCTCTGACTTCCTCGGCTGAAACCTCTTTGTTGCTGTCAAAGTTATCCTCGAATGTGCTGACGTCACTTACGCTCATCAAGTTGCCCTCTTTATCCAGCTTCTGGGTCAACTTATTGCCGGATGCCTCGGCCTTCTCTACATTGTCTTTCATAGCTTGTTCCTTTGTTTCTTTGATACGGGATGCGAACTCATTACTTGCCTTGGCCTCATTCTTCTTCTTCTCGTGCATGAGCTGGTTAAGTTCTGCTTCCAAATACTCTGTTCGCCCCGTCTTGTATGCCTCGGGATCGAATGGTAACCATACGCCCACAGGTCCGACCATGATGTCGTGGTTCTTGTCCACTGCCCGCAGTGTCTTGGCTTTCAACTCAGCTTCCTGGAGCGTCGGGAAGCATCCTCTGACTTTCAGACCGCGGGTGCTGGTAGTGAACTGATTGGCTTTGTCGTAGAGCTCTTGCAGCTTGGCCTCGTTGTTATCTACGAAGGTTCTGTATTCGTCGTTTAGAGTGAGGGAGTTCTGAAACAGGTCGTCCTTCTCAACCTCAGAGAAGTTTCCCAAGTCCTCATTCAAATCTTCTAGTGAAAGGTGGTACTTGTGCGACAAAAACGCGAGGAATTTGGTGAATTTCTCCATACTCTTTGACAACTCCCATTGCTTAATGAACTCATCAAAGAAGAACTCCAGTTTGTGCTTGATCACATTCTCAGGGGACACGAATGATAAGCATGCGAACTTCTGCCCCGCTAGCGGCTTATCTTCGTCTAGGAGATCAACATATCCGGGATCGCTGGGCTGGGGCAAATTCTGGCTCATGTAGGGATATCACAGAAGCATTTAAGTCCTGATTAATAGAAAAACTTTTTTTCTGGTGTTAGTTTATAGACATAATGGGTGTTGATTTTGCTGAGTTATTCAAACGTGCCGTGAAATACCTTGTAGAAGGTATCATGGTGGCCATTGCCTCGAGTGCAATTCCTAAGAAGTCACTCCAGATTGACGAGATTGCACTAATTGCCCTGACCGCTGCTGCGACGTTCAGCATCCTTGACACCTACGTACCCAGTATGGCGGTAAGTGCCCGAACGGGTGCCGGCTTCGGCATCGGTGGTAACCTCGTCGGTTTCCCGAACTAAGGCAGAGCGCTTATTACAAATAATATCATGAACGCAACGTAAACATGCTATTATTCCGGATCTCACACAGTTGGTACGAATTCCCAATTTAGTTCCTTGCATATCTTCTTCCATATCTCGTCTTGCTCTATCCGCTTCTCCCTATCCTTCAGCATAGGGAAGTATGGGAGAAACTCAGTATGATCGAGCAGTTCGCATAGTTTATAAACTGTGTAGTAGTAGTTGAGGAAGTTTACTCTATCGCTTGGACAGAACCGAGCGTAGGGCCCCTGGATCTCCATAAACAGATTGCAGAGTCGCTCCTCCAAGGCTGGGGACATTATGGGGGGCTTTATACCCAGTTTATCCTTGATGAAGGGAATATGCTCGTAGTACTTGTTAAGTCCCAACTTCTTTAACAACTCCTTAGCCCGTTTATTTGTCAGATGCTTAGGGGTTATTCTCTCCTTCTTTATCTGTCTTTTTATAGCCACGATGATTTCTTCAGGGATTTGTGTTGTTTCTTTAGCCTGGAACTGGGCTATTATCTCCCGGAAGTGGTTGATTCTCTTATATGCATAGAAGCACACCTCTTTCGGTGGTTCTTTATAAGATGGCTTTTCGTTCTCGATCAGAACACTCGTCCCGGTAGCACAGTTGTTGCACACCATTAGCCCCTCATGTTCCACTGGTATCATCTCACCCTGTCCACATGCCCTACATACATCAGTGCCTACCTTGAAATCATCAATCTCTATGAATGCTTCATCTTGCTTGGACAGGTATTGCTTGACGCTATTTATCGCGGGTTCCTGTAGGCCATGAGATGCATCCGAAGCGTTGCCAAAAAAACTATCTAGCACTATAGGCGTCTGCAATTGGCATGCTGACTCTGTCCTAGCTTCATAGTAGTCGAATATTGCTTCTGAGTTGCTTTTCCAATAGTCCAGTCTGGCCCGTTTTGCCTTCTTAATCCTGCTGTTCACCACCGATATTCTGTCCTCCAGGTCGAGCCCTTTCTCGACGGACTTACAGACCCGACGCTGACGCGCTAGGCGCTTTCTCTCGGTCCTCAACTCGGGCAAGGTTATTCTCTCTAGGGTTTCAATGGCGTCTAATATGGATCTGTGCTTGCCGTCTAGCGTCATCGACTTACGTTGGCAAACTTTTAGGGTTTTACTACTCTTAGGTTTAAAGACGGGCATAACACCTATCTTACAATAAGGCGGGGTTTCTTTAAGGCCCAAAAGGGCATGTTTTTGTCGTTCATCGTGAGAGTGAACTTTATGTTGTAATATCAGCATGAAGATTCACAATATGGAGCTGCTTCATACTGACAACAGAACATCTGCCCGAATGCAATTCGTAGACACGGCCCTGGACAACGGGTGGTCGGTACGGAAACGTAAGGACAAGTACGTATTCCGGAAGAAACATAATGGGCATACTAAAGTATTCGAAGAGTCCTTTCTTACGGAGTTTGTCGAGGAGCAATCTAGGGCGAATGTCAAAGAATAGGCTTTAGGGCGTTTTCACCCAAAATATTATCTTTAACAAGTATATAGCCATGGGAGGAGGACTTATGCAACTTGTCGCTTACGGAGCCCAGGACGTCTATTTGACGGGTAATCCCCAGATTACATTCTGGAAGGTAACTTACCGTCGCCACACCAACTTTGCCATGGAGTCCATCGAGCAGACTTTCAATGGTCAAGCCGACTTTGGCCGCCGTGTAACTTGCACTTTGGCACGCAACGGAGACCTTGCTTACCGCACCTACTTCCAGGTTACCCTTCCTGAGATCAACCAGCAGATGCGAAATCCTAGTAAATACAGCTCAAGCGATTTCAACTACGCTGGGGATGCAAACGACGACGAAGGTGTGTTCGCGCGCTGGCTCGACTTCCCTGGCGAGCAAATGATCGCCCAGGTCGAGGTTGAGATCGGCGGCCAACGGATCGATCGCCAGTACGGTGACTGGATGCACATCTGGAACCAACTAACTCTTTCCTCAGAACAGCAACGCGGCTACCATCAGATGATCGGGCAGACAACCAACCTCACATACTTGACCGACCCCACCTTCGCAGACGTCGACGGCCCTTGTGACAGCGATGCTCCTCGCAATGTATGTGCCCCTAGAAACGCACTTCCTGAAACCACCCTCTACGTGCCCCTCCAGTTCTGGTACTGCCGCAATCCTGGCCTTGCGCTCCCACTGATTGCCCTCCAGTACCACGAAGTCCGCATCAACCTCGACATTCGTCCGATCGATGAATGCTTGTGGGCCGTCTCCGCTCTCGACTGCGGCGCCGCCACGACTGGGCACCCCGTCCCCGGTGCGAGCGCCTGGCAGGCATCACAGTACGGAATTTCGGGTGCTCCCGGCAGCAACACCATGAACAAGGTACCTGTAGGCACTCGTGTCAATACCGCTTATAACCAGTCCCTGGTAGCTGCTTCCCTGTACGTCGACTACGTCTTCTTGGACACTGACGAAAGACGCCGGATGGCACAGAACCCCCACGAGTACCTCATTGAACAGCTCCAGTTCACCGGCGACGAGAGTGTTGGCTCGTCTTCAAACAAGATCAAGCTCAACTTCAACCACCCATGCAAGGAGCTCATCTGGATCGTCCAGCCCGACGGCAACGTTGACTACTGCTCGTCCCTCGAGTGCGGCAACCTCCTTTGGAACGCGATGGGAGCTCAGCCA